TTATTGAAATTCTGGGACAATATACACCTTCACGTAAACACCATTATTCATTGCGAATTGCTCTAAAGTTTTTTGTCTGTATTCCGTTACTGTAAAAAAATGAACGATTGGTATTTTACCCTTATATTTATTTTTGTAGTAAGTTGTAAACTCACCATACCTTTTCATTTTCTCGCTGTTTATATTCATCATCTGTGTCCGATCTATTTCAACAGCATTTAATATTCCTTCTTCATCTCGGAATTTTACATCTGGAATAATTGTCTTCTTTTTATCATCTATTTTATAACGTATAGGTGTTTCTATCTGCCAGTCATCCGGACAAAACAGATAGAGCCACGCTTCATTTCTCATAAGGCTATGCGCTAATCGAATTGTTGGTACTATTTTTTCTGTATCATCGAATAGTGCGCGCCCTTTTTTATTTAAGTAATATACATATTCTTTTTTGTACACGGTACTGTTAACAAATGCGCTTAAATCCTTTAATATACGGTTTGCATTTCTTATGCCACCTAAATCATGTATAGCCATTAAATGCCTACGTGTAGCAAATTTAAGCTTTCTAATCGAGGTCAGAATCATCATCTGACGATTCAATTTGATGTGTGTTTGTATGTTCATGTTTCTCCACCTCGTATTGTTTTAGTACATTCCACATCGTTTCATTAGAAATATAAGGTACTTGAATTTCTGTTAATCGATCCGTTTTAAACAAAGCGCGTCCAGGTATACTTTTAATCGATTCCAAACCACATTCATCTATAACCACTTGAGAAGCCGTTTGTGTTGGTAATCTAAATCCAAGCTTTGCATCTGAATTTTGCTTAACTTGCCGCGGTAATGTATCTCCTGTTGGATACTGTGTACAAAAAATTAGTCTGAACCCAAGCGCCCCTCCAATCCTTGCTATATAAGAAAGCATTCTCTGACAAGCCACTAATAATTTTTGCTGCTCTTTACTCATACTTTTATCTGGGCAAAGTTCAGCACCTTCATCAACTATGATAAAATGTCGTTCTTTTATATTTGTTTCCACAACGTTTGTATAGTGCCTTTCCTTCATATAGCACATTTTTTCTTCCATCTTTTCAAGAATTGTATTTAAAACTTGAAACGCTTGAATCGGCTTTTCTGCTATAGATTCAACTTGCTTTAAATTTTGATATGGCCCGAATTCTAATCCACCTTTTAAATCAACAATGTATAAATGCGTATGGTCTGATTGTGCTGTAATAAGAGATGTCATTACATTCTTTAAAAATACGGTTTTCCCCATACGTGTTAAACCACCTAAAGTCATGTGTGGAGTTTTATCAAAATCATGATAAATTAATTCTTCTAAGCTTTGCCCTATAGGTACAAGCCATTTCCCTTGTTCGACTAATGTTTCGGACCATCTCCACTTATTAGGTATGTCTTTATGAAATACTCGAATGCTTAATTTATAATTATCGTAATGGATCCGAACAGGTTTGTTTAATCCCTCACTCACAACGTCCTCAACCTTTTGAATAATTTTGCTAGGCATACCTACAGGTAAAGTGTAAATATATGTTGTGCTGCGCTCATCATCAATTTGTTTTTGAAACTTAGGATAATGCAACTTATCTTCCCTTTTAATAGCAATCCCGCTCACCTCAAAAAAGACTTGGATTTTCTTTTTATCATCATCTTTTCGTTTGAACTTATCACTTACTAATGCATAAGTTAGCGCTGCCGTGGGAACCAGTAGTAACTCCAACATAAACATTTCCCCCTTAAATATCCTATAAGGATATCATTGCACTCTTTTGGAATATGACGGGACAAGTCTTTCATTATACCTTCTCTGTTGTCCCACCCTTCCATATTGTATTCCTTCATAGAAACATAACCAGAACATAACGTAGAAGATATAAGAACGAGCCCGTGAGCGTTGTGTACAAAGTAATACGTGGAAGCCAATGAGGAACATTCTTCCCCATTTTTTCTGCTACCTTCATTCCAACTACTGACAAACCTGTTGCCGTCCAAATAACTACCGCTTCTCCTGCGAGTGTCATGCCTATTCCTCCTCTTCTTTTTCACGAAATATAATACCTTTTCTTGTAAGGACTGCATCATAACATTCCATTAAAGTTTCCCAATTTAAAATATCTTCTTCCTCACCATATAGATCCTCTTCAATAACCTGGGATAAACTGAAATATCTTTTATATTCCTTGTTATTAAACACTTCATGATTTTTCATATGATTCATAATTGATTCCGTTTCTGCTCTTGATCTGGATTCATTGTACATCGAGCGTAATTCTTTTGACGGATGAAGATATGGAGTTGTGTTCAGATGATTGTACTGCCAACGCATGTAATCCTCTCCCCTCTTGATGCCCTTAGTTCCACTTGGTATTCCTCGTGGTCTTGATATAGGTATATGAACTAGAATGAAGGAATTTGCCTGTCCTACGAGAAAAAATACAAAAGACAAACATAAAAGAGGTGGTAACATGAAAAGCCGTTTAAAAGAAATTTTAGATAACCGAGGAATGAAATATAGTTTTGTAGCAAAAAAAGCAAACATCGCAAGCTCGACGATGTCAGCTTTAGTTAAAGGTGGATTACCTACCTTACCTGTTGCGTATCGAATAGCTAAAGTGTTGGATATGCGTTTAGAAGATATTTGGATTGAAGATGATTATGAGGGCAAATAAAAAAGAGCCGCTCAACAACGGCTCTTTTTTTATAAAACTATTCTTTTGTATAGAAGTATTTAAGTCCTTTCGCATCTAACCATACTGTTGCTCGATCTAATTCATTCCCTTGGCGGTAATTTGTCTCAAATCTAACTAGACCTTGCTTGTCCCCACCAGAAATAATACGAGATTCATATCCTAAAGAATCCATCATTCCTAACATTTCTGGTACTAACGCTGTTCCAAATTCATACGTAACAACTTTATTAAATTTATTCACTGTGATCTCCACCTCTCCATTATTTGTACTTGATTGAATTGTTTTGCCAACAATAACTTCAGCTACCGCTTTAGCTGCCTTATCAAAGTTAGCACGGTATTTTTGCATATCTGTTTCATTATCGATAAAGCAAATTTCAGGGAGTAATCCAGTCTTAGTTTTATTAATCCATCCTAAATCTGTTGTTAATTTAATACCTCGGTCTCTCAATCCAAATGCATCAGCCATTGCTTTTGAAATCTTTGCCGCCAATTCTCTATTTCCGTATGAAGGATGTAACCACACTTCACAACCTGTACCGCCTGGAGTGGCATTTAAATGAAACTGTAAATCTACATCACTATCTGCTACACGTAAATGGTTATTTGCTGCATTACTCCAAACTGCTGCTTTTGTCGTTCCAACCTCATCAGAACAATTCACATACTTCCATCCAGCTGCTTGTACATATTTAGCAACTGCGTCAAGAAACCTTCTATCCTCCACATGTTCTTTCCCATAAACGCTATTTGCACCTTGTACGATACTATTATGACCACCTGATCCTGCGAAACAACCCATTGTTCAACATCTCCTTTTAGTGTAAGTTATTTTTTTCTAATACATCTTTTTGTTGTAATCCTTTATTGCTTAAATAGTTATTCTTCCATGCCATATATAGAGTGAAAGCTCCTGTAATTACTGCCACTAAATCGTTTGTAATTTTGTCATCAATCGTTTGGTATCCCACAAGATTTAAGACACTATTTATCACAGCAATTACTAGTACGACATAACGACTAATTGAAGCTGCATCAAAGTTTTTCATTTTCTCACCTCCCTCCAATAAAAAAAGTGACCGTATATACGATCACTTCCCTGCAAATTTAAAAAGAGCCATTATCCCACCCGTGATAATAGCTCCGACTACTGTAGTACCAATCCAAAATACTAATTTATCTAATCGGTCAATCCTCAAATGAGCACTTTTCGCTGACTGTTGCGCTTCAATTGCAACATCCTTAACATTGCCGAGTGTATCTAGCTTAGTTTCCACCCTTGTTAATCCAACTAGTAATTCCTTAAAGTCATCATGTTTTTGTTCTGGCATTTATTAAGCCTCCCTTTAAGCTGCAAAGCAACTTGGATCCATTCCGAAAATATCTGCAATATCCTCTTCGCTCCTGTCTTTTAAATAGGATTGTGTTGTTGAAATATCCGAATGATTTGCAAGTGATTTTAATTTTTCTAGTGGTACACCTTGCACTTTTAAATTATCTAATCTGCTATGACGAAAACAATGAGGATTAATTTTATATTCCTTACCTTCTTTTTCGCATAGCATCTTAGCGAATATCTTGCACCAGTAATTAAATGCACTCTTATTTAAAAGTTTTCGCTCACCATTCTTATAAACTCGTACGAACAAATCTGGAATAGTATCTTTACCACGCTGTTCTATATATAAACGAATACATTTCTGTACTCGGGGATTGTAATACAATCTAAATTTCTTACCTCGCTTACCACGTACTACGTTTGTAAAGTAACGTTCTGTCAGTTCTTCTTTTTGAACTTGGTAGACCTCATTCTTCCTTGCTGCACTGTAATAAGAAAGCGCTAAATAGGTTGCTAACATATATTTCTCTTGTTCAAGTAATTCATCGATTAACCACTCAATTTGTTCTTCAGTTATAAAAGTGATTTCTCTGACTGGATTCTTAGGTAATCCTCTAACCCGTGAACCTACATTAAATTCATAATCATAGTCGTCATCATCCGCACAAAACTCTAACGCGGACCTTAATGCACTCATCAGTCCATTTACACGCGCATTAGACATTCCCAGCTCTTGAAAAATAATAGATAAGTTTCGAATATCCTTACGTGTTAATTCAATTAGATTTTTATTTTCGAAGTGTTGATGTAATAGAAACAAAATAATTCGTAAATCCCAATGATATTGCTGTAAAGTGCTTGCCGCTTTCCCTTGTGATTTCTTTTCAATTAGAAAATCTTTGACTAGGTTTTTGTTTTCTTGGCTAACATGCTTTTCATAAATTGCTTGGTCTACTATTCGTTTCACACTGATCATCTCCTCAAAATAAAAAGAGAAGCGAAGTCACTTCTCCTGATCTATGAATTGAATTTTTACTCAAAGCCGTATTTTTATTTAAAATAGCATTCGAATATAATAATTTAAATTAGTTTTTGTTAAACAACATTATTTACATATCCATCTGTTGCATTTTTGTTTTCAATGACTTTCGCTGGACTTCCTATAACGATAGAATCACTTGGAACATCAAAATTAACATAAGTATTCGGAGCGATTAATACGTTATCTCCAATTTTAACGTTTCCTACTACAGTAGAATTTGCTCCTATCCATACTTTATTCCCTATAATTGGAACACCTTGCTTCTTCCCTCTATTAGCCTGTCCAATAGTAACGCCTTTTGTAATATTAACATTATCACCAACGATGGCTTTAGGATTGACGGTAATACCTCCGAGATGATTAATATAAAGGCCTTTTCCGATTTTTACTGCATCAGATATTTCATATCCATATTTATATCTGTATTTTCTTAATAAAATCTTCCAAAATATATATTGAAACTTACGAATCTTTTTACCTTTATAAAACTGACACTTTCTTAAAATATAAGTGTATCTAAATCCTTCATTAGTTATTAAATTTTTAAAAAATGTTTTTTTTGAGCTATTACCAGTATATCTGTATAAATCAGTTTTTATTTTCTCTTCCATTTACACCAATCCCTAATATAAATTAATTTTTAACATAATTATACAATATACATATATTACATGGACATATTTTCAAAAAAACTTTTCTATTTTGCGATCCAACCTGTACTTCCTGTGCCACTCTCTTTAATGTAATAAGTACTTCCTGTACTTCCATCGGAGCGAATGTATTCACTTCCGACTTTTGCAGTTATTACTCCTTCTGGAGATCCAACACCATATAGTTTCTTTATAGCACTTTTAGTGTTAAATATAGAATTATCTCTTTCATCTACGCAATCTAAAAATACAACGTTACCATTACTATTAACCCATTCGAAAGTAGTAAAATTACCAGAAACGATACAGTTTTTAAACATACTTCGAGCTTGTTCATATGTGTAACTTACATACGGTAAAGGTGTTTGTGTTTTTATATCAAACGTACAGTTGAAATATCTAGTATTGTTTGCTCTGTGTGATATAGGGTCATTTGTTTTCGGAGATATAAGAGTAAGATGACAGTCATAAAATTCAAGTAAAGTAACCCAGCAACCAGTGTGGTTAAATATAGCTACTCCCTCTTCACTGATTACATCTAAAAAAGTTACTTTATCTAACTTTGCATACCCTAGCGAATTAGCTACTACTACCCTTGTTGAAAGTCTGTCTACAATCCCATTTATTAGTATAATGATACCGTTAGGTGAATTCAGACCTGATATTAATGTTCCACCGCCAGAAACAGAAAAGTTTGAGACCTTAAGTTTCCCGTCTTCTATACTAGCAAATATGTTTTTTGATGTAAGAGTTTTGTCTATTGTAACTATTACATTTGAAATTGTAACATCTGCTTTTTGCTCAGATACAATTAATCCACCTCCACTATTTAAAACAATATCAGTAAATATTATGTTTTTAGGCGGCGCATTTCCCGTATCATCTTTAACATCTATAGCATAACTATTACTACCAATCATCTTAATGTCACTTATAGTTAAATTTGTTGTTGCACTATTAATATAAATGTGATGATCAAATCCACTATTCATACCCAATCTATCCGAATAAAATGTTCTACCTGTTATAACATCTGTATTAGATACATAAAAAGGTTGGTAAGTTCCATTAAAACTTAAATTGTCAAAATGAATTTGTTTCCCATACGTATCTATTTTTAGGCCGAATTCACAATTCTCAAATGTTAGTTTTTCTAACTTAATGTTTTCTACGTTAGATAGTACAATCGCGTTAACATTAGAACCTAATTGCCCTCTTCCATTGCTTCTTGTTTTATCGTTTTTTGAATAAAAATGTAAACCTTTAAAGTTTATATTTTTATTAACTTTTGTTTTATCAGTCTTAAATACATTTCTAACTGTATTTACGGAATTAATAATAATTTTTGTGTTTTGTCCTTCGACGATAATGTTAGACGGTATTACAATTTCACCTGATTTTATAGCGCACCCTTCGTTTGTAAAAGGTATAAGGACTTTTCCGCCCCCGATTTTCGATAGTTCATTGATTGTATTTTGTATAGATATAGTATCATCCGTTACACCATCTAACTTTGCACCATATGTTCTTACGTTATATGCAATATTCGATAAAATCTCAATTTGAGAAGTATTATTTATAAAACCTTTATCTATACGCTCTTTTAACGTATTAAATGATTCACCGTTTTCATCTACCCTCGCTTGAGCTGCTTCAACGGAAGAATCACCATTTATAACAATTTGATTCAATTGTTCTTGTACACTTTCAGAAATTGATTTAGCTTGTTCGGCAAATGTTTTTGCGTCATGTGCTTCTTGATATGCTACGCTGTTTAATACATCTAATTGTATCGCTTCTAAATCTCTAATTAATTGATCTAATTGAGAAATGTAAGTTTTAGATGGAATTCTGTTAGTCAATGCATCAGGTAATGAAACGATAATAAAGTCTTGAGTTGTCGCCTTTACAGTCGAATTCTTCTCCACAGTAAAATACGCTTGTTTAGATTTTCCCACAGATGCAAATGTTTGTGCTGGGAATGTGTATTCGAAATGTCCTTTCGCTGCATCTATCATAGTGATTCCATTCTTATCTCTTACAGAAGTATTGTCAGGTTTAGCACATTCGAAATAAACGTCACTTCCAGTTAGGTTATATGGAATAAAACCGTCAACAACATATACATCCACGGTATTAATATCTTTATCACCTACCCTTCCAGTGACAAGGGAGTTTAATTGGGCGTATTGTGTTTTGTTGATATCAAGGATTAATCTGGTCTTCATAATCATTCCACTCCTTTGTACTCAGATTCATCAATTTTAATTTCACCGTCCACAGTTACTTCTTCTGGCATATCACCAGCCATGTCAAAAATACTCGATCTTCTTTTTACAGATCGAGCTAACATAGGTCGTATTGATAATTCCTCCTCTTTCACAATCTTAATTTCATAAGAAAATGAAATATCATTATCGCTTTCCACAATGAAATATTTTGCATTACGTTCAGAAACCCAGATATCACCGCGACCATATTTACTAATAAAAACATGATAATTACTTGTTTCATTTTGAAAGAAAATAGGTAAATCAATCTTAACTTGTCCATCCACAGTTTCGCTCTCTCCAATGTGGGTAAAGGTTTCGGAAGAGTTCATTACACTAGACATTTCTTTAGTTGCGTTAACTGTTGCTAACGATCTAACTAAAGTTTGTGGTTGGTCTATATTGTTATTGACTAAAGTTCTATTTACAGTTGTATTAACAATAGCCCAATTATGCATATTTAATTCGCCATATGCATCTAGATTATTCTTGTAAGTAACACTAAACACTTCGTAAAAACTTCCGTTAACCGCATAACATAGCATTGCTTTCGTTGCGCTACTAACAGCTAAAGAAGATGAACTTGTTTTAAACACACCGTTATTAAGGCGGTTAGTGCCCGAACCATCGAATCCAATACCTCCATTGGCGTAAAACGTTCCGTGAGAGTAAGAGTAATCGTCTTTGATGCCTAAAATATTAATGGCGGTATCTCCGGACAAACGAGAAAGAGCGATGCCAGTATCAGAAACTAAAGCTAATTTATCACCATCAGGGAAACTTATTTTTTGTATATATTTATAAGCTATCCCATCACTACTTTTGTTAAAGACAATTTTAAAACCGTTAGTCAATAAATTTTCCCACATATGGTTACCTTTCATTCCATACATACTAGGGTCATCTACAATCTCAAAATACGGATTATAGTAGTCTGTGGCAGTATTGTAGACAGATAAACTCAAGAACCTACCTGGACGGATAGCGACGCTTACGCCTTTCTTACCTGGCATATCCGCTTTTCCTTGGTACCCCAGGAAACCAATCATCGTTTCGGTATCATCAAATACATTAAGCCTACCTATGGAGTCTAATTGCATTCTTCTTTTCCCGTTGACTCGCGACTCTAAACCCTCAGGTAATAATTTAATTACGTTACCGAATTCATTAAATCCAGTTTGAACCATTGAAGCATTTAATTTTCCAGTTGTTATGAAATCGGCTACGATTGAGCCATCCATCGTCATTGCTAAACCGTATGGTCCATTAATGCCTTGACTAGAATAGCCTAAACCGTTGATATTCCATTGCCACACTTTTCTAGCTGTTGATTCCTTTTCTGTATCCATAATTAAGATACGTTCTGGATAAATACGAACATGACCGCCAAAACCACTGTTAATCAAATCAGTAGCACGATCCTTAGCTTTTTGTAAGAAACTCGTTTCTAATCCGTCTAGATTATCTTGTATTCTATCTACTTTGTTAGCCACATCAGTAAATGACTCTTTATAGTTTCCTAATGTGATATCAATATATTCTTCGTTCAATGGATCGTATTTGTAAGATACAACTTTTGCCTTGACGTCAATTCCTTCATCCAAATGTTGAACTGTTACTGTATCCCCCATATAAACACGTTGCAATACAGATAAATCTTTATATTCTTCAGTTTGAGATAACTCCTGGAATTTAACTTTATAAGTCGCTAGTGGTTGATCCACATGTTGACTATTGAACATCCCTAATGCAAGCCCACGTAATTTGTTTAAAGCTTCTGGCAACGGCAAAGCATCGTCGTCGTTTATAGCATCTCCTTGCTTTGCTTTAACTTCCGGGAACTCAATTTTTCTAATTTTAGGATTCACATATTTATTGACTAACGGACTAGTTACATATTTTTCGGGAAGAAGAAGTCCATCAAAGCCCTGCGGCATTATCTTTGTAATAGGAGATTGCCAATCCACATCCGCTTCGTATCCTAATAAATCTTTTTTATGTTGGATTACAACACCGCGATCCCTACCGCGTCTAGATAACATTCGTACGTTGAAATTATCTCGTAATAGCTCGCCACCCCAACGGTTCAAGAATGAGTTATCTTGTCCATTATCCAATAAGAATTCTACTGGATTTTTTCCAACTAATCGTGCATTTGCAATGTTCTCAATATCGCTATAAAAATCAAATTTAGTTGGATATTGTAGAGCGCCTTTAACTTGATCTAAAGCGCCCATTCCTGATTTACCCACGATGTTTGTATCTTCTATGAAGTTATCCACCAAGTCGTAGAAAATGTGATAACAAAACACTTGTACAATACCATTAGTTGGATGTGGATTTGCCACACGGAACAATTGATCTCCATCAGGAGTTGGCGCTTTGATTAAATATTGTCCATCTATTTCTAAGCCATGTGGAGAAAAAAGAGGATATTTAAAACTTAGTGTATAAACACCGTTTAAAATTTCCTCAATTTCAGCTTCATAAATATTATTATCAAGAATACCTATACCATTGTGGGTAAAGTCTGTTTCGTTAGGCTTATAAAGTGTAATCAAATGTATCGCCACCTTGTTTCTATATCGATTTTAGATACACTCCCCGTCCACGCTATTGTGTTTTCTCCCTCTTTGAATGTAGGGAACTTCCCAACCATTTTGTTATTCATAGGAGTTGTATTGTAGTAGCATTCCATTAAATCAGAATCAACAATAACAAAAGGATTAACGTCTTTTACTTGGAATGAAATTCCGTTAATCTGTATCGTTATATTTCCTGTTCCGTAAATCGTTAATTTCGGTAAAGAATGTAATGTACCTTGATTTATAATCGTAACGGGATTTGTTATTGTAATTGGCTGTTCAATAGCGTACTCATATGGATCAGCTTTAAATATAACTTCGAACTTACCGTATTCCTCTATTTCATTATCTATATCTCCAATTTCAACTGACTTTATCTTTCTATAAACATAGTCGTCAGTGAATGAAACAATCTTAGCACTCATTATCCAAGCTTTTATTTGTCTTAATAAAGGTTTAATATTTTCATCTTCAAGTAAATTAAACTCAACTGTAAAATCAACATCTTCATAACCTTTTTCTTTTGTTAACGCTCCATTTTCTCTTCCGTCAACTTCAATAAATTCAATTTTCTTTTTAGCTGTCGGTATTTTAGGGCGCTCTACCATACAAAGATGGTAGTTTTGCCCTAACATTTCATTTATTCGAATATCAACCACGTCGCGCCCTCCCTATACCTATATTTAATGATTGTCCTTTCTTAACAAACCAATCATCGGCTTTTTCAAACATACGATCAATATCACGTTCATTATTAATTGTGTTATAAAAATTAATTTCAACAGGACCACTACCAATTGGCTGAACAATCGGTTGAACTGCTCCTGTCGCCAGTGCAGACAGATTAGAAGCGATGTTATCTTGTTTATTTATTCCATATAAATTTAACTTTTTAAAAGTATCATCCACCATATTTGAGATATTGTTGAAAGCGGATTGCAACACATTATCTTTGTTTGCATTATTGTTTGGAGCATTATAAAAATCTTTTAGAATTTGTTCCCTGAAACCAGCTATTTTTTTACCGATTTCTAACCACTTATTGGATTCCTTAAATTCTTTTAGTATATCTTGGGATGGGTTCCCGCCCTCTAATATACTACGAATATAACGGGCAATAGGACTATCGTCTTCCACTCCATCAATGGTGAAACTTTCTAATTCTTTACCCACCGCTTTTAATGCATCCCTCATGTCCATTGGTAAATGAGTAATCCAATCATTAAGATAATCTCCATCGTATAATATTGCTTCAAAATAACTCCTAAGAGGATTGTTATTCATCATTCCGTTGATAGCGGAACTATTGAACGCACCTAACGTATTTTCTAATACGGAATAGACCGAAGTTGCTAAGTTTTTAGCCGCTGCGAGAACCGTCGATACAGATTGCTCCATACCTACAGCAATCCCGGCACCAACTTGCTTACCAACCTGATCCCTCATTTTTCGAGATGGACTATGAATGTCGAAGAATGAAGTAAAACCGTCAAGAATATCGTTACCAATAGATTTCACCTTATTTAACAATTTACCACCCATACTACCTAGACCGTCTATCAATCCACTTATAATATCTTTACCTATCTTGAATAAATCAATCTTCTTTAAAGTATCAACAATCTTCGGTACAATATCTGTCACGATTGTAGAACCTAATTTTCCAACCATACTGACAATACCTTTTATTAAAGCCCAAATCAGTTGAACACCAGCTTCAAGGATTTTAGGTAGATTCTTAATTAATTCTCCTGCTAAAGTAACAATTAGCTTTAATGCTGCTGCAATTAATTCTGGTATCACTTTTACGATACCGGCAATCAACATAAGTAAAATTTTCACACCAGCTTCAAGTATCTTCGGCAAATTCGCAATTAATGTAGATGCTATTTTGACAATTAAATCTAAAGCCGCAATAATAAGCTGTGGTAACACTTGTACAATTCCATCAATAATGGCCATTAAAATCTTTACACCGGATTCAATTATTTTAGGTAAGTTTGCTAATAAAGTCTCCGCTACTTTGGTTATAAGATTTATTGCTAAATCAATAAGTTGCGGTAGCATTTTAATGATTCCGTCTATTAAGCTAGTTAAAACCTTAACACCAGCTTCAATAATCATAGGTAAATTCGCTGTAATGGCTTCAATTAAAGTTGTAATGACTGTAATAATCGCTAAAGCAATCATTGGTAAAGCTTGTGTGATTCCTGTAATTAATGAAACTAATAAATTTATCCCCATTTCAATTAATTGCGGTAAAAATGACATAATTCCGTTAATAATAGTTTGAATAATTGTTACAGCTATTTGAATTAACTGTGGAAGCATCTGCATAATTCCGTTTATTAAGGTTAGGATCAATTGAAGTCCTGTTTCTATCAGTGTAGGTAAGACTTGTACAATTCCAGAAATTAAAGTTTGAATGATTTGTATTCCCGTTTGAACAATCATAGGGAGATAGGTAGCAATCATCTGTGAAATTGTATTTATAATCCCAACAATGGCTTCGATGATAATTGGAGCCGCTACAACCAAACCATTCACAAGGTTTGAAATCATTTGTGATCCCGCTTCAAGAAATTGCGGTAATACCGTTGTTACGAAATTAGCTATATTGGTAAAAATGTTTGTAATAGTTTCAAGAATAATTCCTGAGTTTGCATTCAAATACTCCGCTATTGCTGGTAAATAACGAGACACAGATACGAGAACACCTGGAAGTCCTCCGATAATTGCTCCCGCTATACTAGGACCGATCATCTTAAAGATTTCGCCTAACTGGCTAAAATCTCCTGAAAAAACAGCTTTTACTGCATCAAAAAGATGAAGGCACGCTTCGCGTATCTTGCTAACTGCCAATCCTATCATTTCAGCTGCATCTTGAAATCCTTTTGGTAAATGAGTAATCCAATCATTTAAATAATCTCCATCAACAGCCGTATAGAATAGATATTTACCAAGTGAAGATAATGCGTGTCCAAAGTTTTGAACGCTTTCGATTACATTCGTAATGCTATTTCTAAACCCTTCGTTGTTTTCCCAAAGGTGTTTTATCCCAACAACTAATCCAACAATTGCGGCGGTTACCCCAATAATAATTGCGGTGGCGGAGAAGAATGTCGCGGCAACCGCTCCTACACTTAGTCCGGCATATGTGGCATAACTGGCTAATGTAATAAATACAGGCCCTAAAGCCATACCAGCTCCAATTAAGATTCCAAGCGCGGTTACAATTGTTGTTATAGCTGCTGCTAACGCTGGATGTTCTGAAACAAAGCTCGCAAAAGCACTAATTACATCAGCAATAACTCCTAAAACAGGTTCAAGTGCCATTTTCAAATCGTTCATAGCTTTTTGGAACTTTACTGCCGGGCTGGCATCCATTTTCTTGATCATTTCATTTAGTTGTTCTTGATCTTTGTTTAAATCTATAACTTTATCTTGAGCACCAATAAGTGTATTGGTAATATTCTGCCCTTGATCTTCATACATCGTTCCGAAAAGCTTAACACCAATCTCGTTTCGTTTTGTTTCGTCTTCAATGCTAACTAAAGCTTTAGCAATCTCTGTCATTGCTGCCGAGCCTTCTTTACCACCTTTAGCGACAGATTTCCCCCACTTTTCTAACTGATCAGCCGAAATTTTAGTGCCTTCAAGAGCTTCTTTCATAGACTTGTCGACACCTTGACCAAATTCAGCCGCTTTAATACGGCCTTCTTTTAGTCCATCTAAGAGATTATCAATATTCCAAGTACCTGTATCAACACCAGCTTCCATAATTGCTTGTACTTCTTCAGCATTGTAACCAGCTCGTGTTAACTGACCACCATATTCAGCAATAATGTCCAATTGCTCAGGAGGGAAACCGATTTTCAACAGCCGATTCGTTAACCCTAAGGCCGTATCACTAGTTATCCCTAATTCATTACCAATTTCATTTGCTTCTTGAATTAACTCAGTAAAATCTATACCTGCATAAGCACTTGCAATGGCTCCTGCTCCTTTTACAATGGAAGCATTCGCTTTATCACTGACAGTTTTATTTAACGCCCATTGTCTACGTGTACCCTCCAGTGCTTCTTCCACATCAACACCATAGGCTTCTACACCACGAACCGCTTCTTCTACCGATTTTTTAGAGGATGCTGGAACTTCAAAAGAAACATCAATTTTTGTTTTTAATTTAGAGGTATCAAGCGCTTGCTCAATGGCTCCTGAAATACCACCACCAGCCATTAATCCACCTAGAATATTTTCTAAACCAATATCTAATTCTTTGAAACTGTGTGATGCTCTCTCTGCTTCTCGTGAAAGGTCTCTCAAATCATTTCGAACTTGTTGTAATGAGTTTCCATCATCTATAGAACGAAGAGATCGCTGTAATTTCTCAATGTCTGCTTCTGAACCTAATGCTTCACGACCGATGATTTGAATTGCTTGTTCTAACTGCCTAGCTGTCGCTGTACCGTTTCGTATTGCGTTTGTAAGGTTATTCCCTAATGCATTTGCAAAGTGGTCTACACTCGTTTCAGTCGCATCAAAGAATGTCTTTAATTGTTTCGTTGCGTTTTCTTGTTCCTGCAAACTTTTATTTGTCGCACTTAATTGATTCTGCAACTGCTGTTCTGCTGTCCGAGCTTGTATTAGCTGCGTTTCATATCTTTGGAGTTCACTAGCATTTTCACCATACTGCTGTTTGGCTTGATCTAACTGTTTCTGATAGTTTTGTACTTTACTAGCTGCAACAGTATGTTGCTCTCCGAGGTTATCTATTTTTAGACGTAACTTCTCTATTTCTGAAGCATTCTCACCAAGCGTTGCTTTTTGCAACTCGTATTGAGCATTTAACTTAGAAAGAGAAGATTGTAACTGTTCTTCCTGTCCTTTTAGCTCTTTCAGTTTTTGAGCTGCTTTAGCTGTTTCACTTGTTCTTTCCTGTTCAGCATCTCTCGCCTGTTTTAAACTTTCAGAAGTTTGTTTAATACTATTCGCTAACTGTTGTTCTGTTATTTGTTGACTTCGTAATTTTGATTCCAACTTTGCTACAACAGTAGAATTTTCTCCGTACAATTCTTTAGCACGTTGTAAATGTTCCGCCGTTGCTTGCGTCGCCTTTTGTGCAACTGCATACTGTTGGGAAAGGTTTTGAAGCTTTGCTTGTAGTTTTTCTGAATCAGTAGCATTTAACTTCATCTGCTCTTCTTGTAATTTCATTTCTTGACGAAGTTTTTTAGTTTCCTGATTCATGCCCTTCATAGCATCATTAAAATCTTTATTTTGCGCTTTAAATATAACTTCAACTTCCGAATTATTTCTGGCCATTTTCTCACCTACCTTTACTTGGGATTGTTACGCCATGCTTCAAACGCTGTAATCCCTGCGTAAATACGCTCAACAGACGAAATTGGCTCATGCCAAAAAGTCTCTGGATCTATTCCAGAGACTAGACAATACAAGACGTATTTATCTTCCACACATTCAATTTTAATGTCTGGATTTTTTACTTTTTTTCACCGTTACCGCCGCTATTTGTACTTTTCTTCAGCGCTGCGGCAAATTGATTTGGGTCTTGACTAATTACATCAACAACCAGTTTCGTATATAGTTCCATAGATTCTGCTAACGAATCATGATACTTCTTTAGGAATTCATCAAATGTTAACTTTTCTTTAGGGTTCGCTCCTTTAAATGCCATATAAATCACTTTATGAATACTTGTTTGATCAATTTGTTCTAATGCCGATAAGTCTTTATTATCCTTATCTCTTAGCCCATCTAAAGCTTGGAACTTTACAATGTCAGCAATAATCGAACTATGAATAAGCCCTTCTTCCTGACCTTTTTTCAAAGCGTAATTTGTTAAAAACGCCGGATATTCTTGTTCATCAACGAATCGCTGTTCATACTCACCATCTACTTTTACAAATTCCGCTTCTTTTAATGTTATTTTTTGGACTTTCATTTGCTATTTCCTCACTTTCATTTTTTCTTATTTAAACCAAAAAGAAAAAAGCCCTGTATGAAACTAGGACTTTTTTAAGGTGCTGGTGTTGTTCCTTGAACAAGAGCTGAATTAAATTGTGTATGCCATTTTTGTGCTACTGTTGCATCTTCTAACTCATCCACAAATGCCTCATAATAGAAGTGATTTAAATCATCTGGTAAGGCTGTGAATTCTAATTCCAGCATTGCCAATTCTTCTTCACCATTCGCAATAGCAAATTTAAAACCAGTGGAATTTGAGCAATTTGGAAACGCAATAACTTTTACTAAATCTTCAAATTCGTCTACAACATCAGCTGTAAACACAAAATCATATCCTTTAGAGTCACTACCGTACGCCCAAACGCCTTTCTTTAATCCTGTTGTATCAAACCCAAAATAATCTCTTGCTACTTTAACAGGAATATGTGCTGAAACAGTAATTTTAAGCTCCGTAGTTTTCGATTTCTTTTTCAACGTCACGCCACCACATATTTTTTTCGTTTCCTTGTTTTCTGGTTCCCCTTCAATCGTTCCAACGCAACCAAATTTCTCACCTGGTTCTTGGACACCTTTCTTTTTAAATTGAATACTTGCATTCGCAATCGTCACGGAATCAAATTCTTCAATTACTTTAACCATTTAAAATTCCTCCTCCAATACTTTATCTACACCTTTGTGTAATTCTTCTAAAATCCTTGGCCTAGCGTTTACAATCCCACGCTCCGCAAATCGCTGCTCTAAAGGATTATGCGAACCTCTTCCTTCGTTTGGGAAGACTAGATAACCAAACGATCCTTTTTTATTAGCTGCTCCACCACGGGCCAATATCCTAAAACCTAAATTCATCTTTTCGCTTTTTGACCAGTTACTATCTTTGGCATGTGTCTTATTTCGAACACTCCATTTAGAACGAGATACCGGAATCAGCTTTGTAATCTCTTCTATTGCAATTTGTATACCATTCGTGTGGAGAATGGTATTGATTGTAGGTTCCATCTTATTTGGTAAAACCCGCATCTTTTCTTCAAGTTTTTCTATTGCTTCGTAATCAAGCTCAAATGCACTCAATTGGAATCACCCTCTTAAATGTAAAAACTACACGATCAATAAAACGATCTGTATCTTTCACTTGAAGACGATCACTTTTAGAAACTACAAAGGATACCATTTTCACCTTGTTAACCCACGAAATAATATCAATGACCTGCTCATCTAAATTTGATTGATTTTCCGATAAATAACTAACATATATACTTTGAGAAATTGTACGCTCATTTGAAGATGGTCGAAACTCACCATATTCCAAAATAAAACAATTGTATCCCTCTTCTGTTAGCTGCGATTCCTCATCTTCTGCTAGTTCATCCTCAACAACTAAAAGCTTAAATCCGTCTTCAAGAGCTTTTTTAACGCCACTTCTCTGCTCCTTCATAAGCTTTTTAGATTTTTCATTCACGAGATTTCACCGCCTGCTGCAAATAAAAGAAAAGGTATTGTTTGTTAGAATCATGATCCGCTTTAATCACGTCATATTCGATTCCATCCATTAATACCTTAAGTTTATTTTTATTTATTTTTCTAAATGAAGGTGGGTATAGTGTTTTAACTTTTAAATCTAATCCTGTTGTTAAAACGCCCACCATTTTGTAATCACTGTCCCGTAAAGACATTACTTTATAGGCAAGCTTTCCTTCTTCATGAAACTTCTCACCTATTCTTTTCCCTTCTTCTGAGCGTTCTGTTTTTTTATATCCGTATTGTAGAAATCCATCATTTAAGGTTTCTCTATACGCTTTTAGAGCCATTGATTACACCAACTTTTCCTAAAGCTACATCTAAAATAAGCCTGGATAATTCATTTTTATAATTTTTTTCAAACTCATCACCTGCATTGTTATAGACATATCGACACCGTTCTAATAGCAAATCTTTCGGTGTTAACTCTTTTGAAAAATCAAAAGACGCATTCGTTAATCCAAACAAATACGCCTTTCCTTTATCTAAAATACTATTTAAATGAGCATCTTCTTCGTTCCAAGTTATTTTAAGAACATCTTTTAATTCAGCAAGAAGATTGTTTTCCAATTGAACCACCTACTTCTCTTCTTGATCTGAATGTTTTTCTGTAGACTTACTTGTCGTTTTTGCTTTTTCAAGTTTAGGACCTAAGAAAGCAATTTGATATGGATTTTCGGTTGATTGCAAATATTTCACACGTTTAGCGTTAGACTTAAATCCAGCCTTTGGATATTGATCGCCTTTTTTATAAGTAATATCATCATGCTCTTTTTCAATAAAATCATTTAATACTTGGTACATATTATTCACTCCTTTTAAGGCGTTGGCGTTCCTTCTTTCGGCTCAAGTGCTGTAATATCAAATACTGTGAATGAATCATGATCCAGTGGGCGTCCATTCGCAAGTTGACGAATAAGGTATAAACGTTGGTCTTCAATAAGGCGTACTGTGTCATTTGATTCTAAAGTTTGTTTAGATGCTACACCCATAAAGTAATCTTTTGGTTTACCACCAATCATTGTATTTAATGGAACAGCTGGTGATTGTACAATTGTTAAGCCCGGCACACCGAAATTATCATATGTCCAAGTACCATCGTCTTTACGTTTCGCTCCAATTGGGAAAAATTTTGTTGCATAATCTAAGGGATTCACGATTAATGTTACACCTGTATATCGTTTCGTACCTTCTTTTGTAGTAGGTGCTAAGATTTTTTTACCAATAGTCGCTGGCGTAAAATCAGCTAAAACTACTTTCTTTTTGTCTGGATAAATGCCATCTGTTACGGCTCCTTTTAAATCTTTAATCATACCAATTGGCTGTTTTTTTCCTGTTCCCATAACGATAACTTTTTCTAACTCTTCGGCCACAACTTCTTTCATAAATGTACGAACATATTTATCTAACCATTCAGGACCTAGTTCGAACATTGCTTTACATACAACTAAAAATCCACTAAGTTTGAACATACCTTGATCGATTGTTGTGAATCCTTCATCAATCATCTCTTTAATCGCATCACAAACATCCCCCCAATAAGCTGAAGCGGCTCCTTCTTTCCTAACAATCCATTGAGTAGTTGCCCCAACTGTTTGGAAATTAACGAGCGATAATAATGGATGTTCCTTTTCTAAATCCTCAAAAACACGTTCGAAAATAGTTGGCGGCATCAATTTATGTGTTTCATTAAATGAATTCACCTCAATTGCTGCATTGTAAAACTTTTTCTCTTCGTTCGTTAAAGTACGAACACCGCGTGAAGCTAATACTTGAGCATCCCAATTTTCATTTTTAGCTTGTTGTGCTTCATCGATAATTCCGTTCATCATGTCTTGGAAATGCTGCATATTATTTTCCATGTTTGTTACGATGCGTTCAGCGACCGCCTGTGCATCACCTGTTTCAAGGGCTTCTTTTACATTAGTAATTTGTGACTCTTTATTTTCAATTACACTTCTATCTAAATTTTTAATAGTCATCTTATTTCCTCCTGTTTTTAAGACAATAAAAAAAGCACTGCTTTACGCGCGCTTAAATTTGTTAAGTATATTTTCATTTAAACTTGCTGGTGGTTCATTCTGCTGTTTGTTTTTATTTCGGAACTTCTGAAGTACGTTATTTTTAAATTCTTCTGGATCTACCACATCATCGTCATCTTCTACCTGTTCATTTACCTTATGAGCCAATCCAAATTCTACTGCCTCATTTGCGGTAAACCATGTTTCATTGGCAATCATTGTCTCAATTTCTGAACGTTCTCCTTGATAACGAGTCATATAAATATCCGCAAGCGATTTGTCAATTCCCTCAAGAGCATTCAATGTCTTACGAATATCTAATTTTGTCCCCCACGTCCATGTAGAAGCTTCATGAATCATTAACATAGAACCTGTATTCATAATTAATTCGTCTGCTGCCATAGCAATAATAGATGCGGCGCTTGCTGCCAGTCCATCTACATTAATAATGATTTTTGCCGGATGGTTTTTAAGTTGGTTATAAATCGCAATCCCATCAAATACATCCCCACCAGGACTATTCAAATTGATATTAATAACATTTGCCGAAGTAGCTTTCAATGTTTTCTCAATATCAACTGCTGATGTAGAATCACTCCACCACGATTCCCCAATATCGCCATAAATCGTTATATCTAATGAATCAGTTTTTGTTTCTGCCTTGAATGTATGTTGAACATTAGCTAAATGGTTATATTTTTCATTCTTGTAACGTTTCATCCGTTTCACCTCCTTCCAGTGAATCAGCTTCTTGGTAGTTTTTCGTTACATGTCTTCTGTTTGCCCATTCTTCATCAATAGGCTCTTTTCCAAGCATCATTATGACATCATTAATTGTTAGGCCACCAATCGCAAATAATTTATCCATTGCGGTTGATAATTTCGTAATATCAACAATCTTAATTTTTGTTGTATCAATTTTTAAGTATGTTCTTTTTAAATACTCTTCTTTTTTGTACATCTTTCGATTAAATTCATCTTGTATCAATTCAGCAATCGGATTAATACAAAATGCTAAAAACGAATCCATTTGCTTTTCAATATCAGCCACATCACCTTTTAAAATACCGATAGGCACATGAAAAGCCGTTGCTACATAACCAAATATGTCACTGACTAAATCGCTAATATCACGGCTTGTGCTATTGTTTGCGACGCCGTTTTTACTATCACTCATATCTTCAATTTCATATCCATTCTGTAATTGAAAAGCAGAACCTACTTTATCAGCGTTAAACCAATTTTTTAATTGACCTTCAAACATTTCATCAATCGCGGCTTGCGTTTCTGGATCTTGCGCTCTTAGAAAATCACCTTTAATTAACAAGCGCTTATTATTTTTTCTTTTATAATAGTCAATGGACGATGCAAGCAATTTCCCAAAACTGTTATACATTCCATCTATGACTTGCATAATATTGCGGTCATTCAATTTAAAATGAAATACTTCAGATTCATTAAACGGTTTATCAAAGGTGAAATCACCAATTGTTATATTGTTATAGATATTTTCTTTTAACGCAAACTTAGTAATATCAAAGGAATCTGCAATATATAATTGCTTATTTTGCATAATTACTACACATTCATTTTCCATAATTAAATGATTAACTAAGCTATGCATAAATTCTGATGCATTTTGATTTTGATTCGGCTGTACATTAAGTAAATAATGATTTTCACCACGTTTTTCTTTCCCTTTTTCAAACGTTTGAAATTCACTCCTGGTTAGAGCGTTGGCTATTAAATCAATACAACTTTCTACAGCTAATTTTTTATAATAATAATCAACACTTAATTCATAAAGACACTCCTTTAAAGTAATCGTGTTATTACTTCCAAGAAAGCCACTTATCCATTCTCTTAATCCCATATTCTCACCACCTTTTACACATTAAATGATCTAAATATCTTTCTAACATTCTCTTTTGTTAAAGCGTTGGATTCTTTCAATTCACTATCTAAATTAAGAGCATGTAAAAAAGCGTGAAAACCATCCGTTTTCCGCTTCTCTGGATCAATCTTTGCATATTCGATATTCCCATTGTTTTTATTATCCTTGAAAGTGTTCCATACATACCAACGCATTAATAAGTCATCACCAAATACTAACTTTCCATTAATAAATAAATCATCAACAAGTGGTGATAATTTTGAATGCGTAATATGTCCCCTTCTTACAATTTCAACTTCAAAACCCGCTTCTTCCAGTACAGGTCCTAATACACTTGCACGATGCGAGTCCATACAAATCTTTTTGATTCTATATTTCTTAGCCATTTCTAAGAACCAATTTTTAACCCGGTGTGGATCAATAGATTTTTCAGTTCGAATAATGGTACACAATTCTTTTGCTTCCGCTTCTCGGATAACATCCATATTTATATCTTGAATATCTAGTGCAACTTGATTAATAAAGGAATGATGTAACCAATATCGTTTATTATCTTTTTTAAATAATAGACCCATTCCACAAAAATCTCGTACTTGCGCGAAATCCACAGCACCAATACATTCAAATCCAGATAAATCTGGTATAGATTGATTTGTTCTCTCCAATTCATCCCAGGTACAAACTGTTTCTAAGATATTTGAAATCGGGATATTCATACGCTTTGTCATAAATTCGACTCGTAATTTCGAATTACGTTGCATCTTTTGATATTCCCGTTTCATTTTTATCTTTAACTCATCATTGTATGGTAAAGAAGGATTCGCTTTCTCCCAATTTGCCGGATCATCAACCTCATCTTCACTGTCTAACTTACAAATGAATGGTAAAAAATGAATATCTTCAATCTCACCAGATAAAATTAATTTTGCTGTTTCTTTTAAATCATCAAGTGGCCCACCTCTTACGTGTCCATCTGTTGTGGTATAAATGATTCGGGAACCTCTTACTTTACCTTGACCACTTGTATAAACATTGATATTATCGTAATTTTCGTATTCATGTGCCTCATCAAAAATTACACATCCAGTACGTTTACCGTCTTTTGTCCGAGAGTTGGAAGTATTATAATTCATCACTGAATTTGTTTTTTTATGTTGAATTTCTTCTAATGTCCATTTAAAGATTTTTTTAAACTTCTCTTTAAAAGATGGCGTATTTATAACATTATATACATCAGTAAATGTTCGCTTCGCTTGATCTTCACTGGTTGCAACTACATCAATATCGTAATTATTAATACCATGATGTCCAGTCATCATATAAAAAGAATCATATGCCATATAACCTGTTTTACCGCCACCACGACCCATTAATATTAAAACTTCATCAAATACAATACGATCATCTTTTTTGAAGCGCACGCCATACATCAATGCATTTAGAAACTTTTGCCATGGGAATAATTCAAACGGAAAATATTTAGCGGGAACATTAATAGAATCCTCTGCTGCTTTAGCATTGAAGTAGATGTCGTCTCGGCTTAATATTTTTCGGACATATTTCATTAATAATTTTTGTTCTTTACATGATTTGATTTGACCACTTTCTACCATACCCATATATTCATCGATATATGGATGATATGTTACCGATTGCTTAGACATCATCGTCATCATTACTTCCATCGTATACAGGTTCTTTTAAACCAAGTACTTTTAATAAGTCCGTCATACGTTTATTGGTTTCACGAAATTCTTTCGTAGCTGGATTAGCTTTCATTCCCCTTTGGCTTTCACTATTCTGCCATTCAATCATTGGTCCATTCTTTTTAATTTCTCTCGCTAATTTGTTTTTCGTATCGAACAATGTTATGTAATCGTCAACAAGGTCAACATAGTGCATACCATTCAAATTAGCATTTTCCAATTGTTGTAATAAATCTTGTTTGATTTGTGCTTTCTTTGATAGTTTTTGCACATGTACCCCCCCTCTTAATTTGATATCTCAAAAAAAATTTTTTCCCATCTCCTCCTCCCGTTGAATGGTCCTCCTACTAAAAGCCAAACTTTTTGACCGGGGGGTGTTTAAGAAACTAATTCAAAGTAAGTTTCAATAAAATCCAAAATAAAAAAGACTTCTTCATTAGAAATCTTTAGAATGTCTGTCGTAAATATTAAATTCTCTTCTTCCAATCTTTCTCTAACATCATTAAGTTTAAGTCTTTTGCACTTTCTTGGGTTCACACAGTCTCTTATTTGGCAGTAACGCCAGTAAGAATACTTTCGGAACTGATTAAGCATATCTCGTTCATATGACGTGCGCTCGCCCTTCTCAGCGTATTGAATCATTAAGTCAGTATCAAATGTCCAACTACCATCAACTATAATCATCGCTACCAGCGCTCCTCATTGACGAACTTAGGTTCACTATTACGTATCATCTTATCCTTACCATCAGCGATGTTATGGTGACGTACACAAATGTATTCAAGGTTATCTAATTCCAATGCAAGATGTGGATGAGTTTTAACTGGTTTGATATGATTCACATCCATCTTTGTCTTGCGTCCACGTTCATCAAGTGTATCCCGTGTTGTTACTTTCCCTTCCTGTTTGCAATGCTCACATTCATTCTTAGCTCGCTCAATTGCTTTTAACCTTAAAGCTCTCCACTCTTTAGACTTATAGAACTTCATTAGCTTATCTTCTTTTATAAGTTGGATAAGTTCTTCATTCCTCACATCTATCACTCCATTTGCTTCTCTTCTAATAACCCATGAATGAATTTACTAACTACACTTTCGGCAGCTTCTTTCATTTGGTTCGGCGTTGAATTATTAACTACATTTTCTAGCTCTACCTCTAATTGTTCTAATAATTGACTATCTTCTTTGTTATTAAGGACTTCCTCATCATACCCTTGAAGGAATGCGCCAATAACAATTGCCATCTCAAGTTTACTGAATTGCATCTATCCTCACCCCTTATCTTTCTCTAACAAATCATCAATCAATTTATTGATTAAACTTATTAAAGCTTCTTCTCTATCTTCAAACGTTGTATCCATTTGCAATTCATCTAACACTTTTATTACATCTGGTAACTTTTCTAATCTAACATATTGCTTTATTTTCTTCTTACTACGAAGAGCTTTAAGGATTATTCCGACAATCATTGCTTTTTCAAGCTTATTAAATCCCATACGCTCTCACTCTTTCGTGCATCAACTTATTAAACTCTTCCGCTACCTTTACTACATCCCCGCTAAGAAACGAACCAGATAAATTAATTGCTATACTTTCTCTTACTATCGGATGCCATATACCAACTGCAATATGCTCAGCTAAATTCAACCCTATATCTGATAACACCATTGCTTGTTTTTGTTTTTCACTACATTTGACACAGAATTGATCGTTCGTTCCATCCTCCATATCAACCCATTTATGTTTACATCTCGTTTCTTCATTTTGTTTTTTATATTTATTTATCTTGTACACATCTACAAAAGCTCCATTACACTTTGGACAAACAATTACTTCTGAATAATCTTCTTTCTTTACTTCTAATTTTTGTTGATGAACACAATGTAAACATTTATATAAAACATATCCTTTCATCATTCACCCTCCTCCAAAATAAAAAACACCCGAATGGATGTTTTAAGATCAATTATTTATTTACAATTAAATTACGGTATGTGAAGTTTTATTCTGCTTTCAGCTAACAACCACGACAGACACCATCGGAAAACTTATCAGGTTCTCCTAATTCTGTCTACCTAGGATGTTGTTAGCTCAAAGAAGAGCAAAAGCTCTCCTTATTAACGGTAACATCCAATCAGTACCATCTGCTGGTTTCGGATTTTATGTGCCGTCATTACGAACCGTTTAGAAATATAAGAACAACATAGTGAGTTGTGTTTTCCGCCACTTCTCACAATACAAATATATCATGTTAAAAACCAAAACGTGTCCGTAAATCGTTCGCAAATAGTCCGCAGATAGTTCACGAATAGTTCGCGTTTTTTATTTTCTTTCTTTCTCTTCGGTTAACAATCTTGGATTTCTTACTATGACTGACCAATCTTTACCAGAACTCCAATCAATACCTCCTATTAATTGAATGCCCTTTCCTGCACCGTTAATAATTGGAGTGAAATGTTCTCGTCTTGCTTCAATATTAGTTCGCAATGTTTCTCGTAAATTCTGCTCCACTTCATCATAAATGACTACACCGCAATTTAACCCCTCATTACTTCGTGTGCTTTTTCCCATCGTTTTTCAGCCTCTTTTCGCATAGTTTTGAATAAATATGTTCTTTAATCCTAGAAAATGAATTAGCTATAATCTGGATTGTGTTAAATTCACCTATTCCGTTTAACCTTAGATATACCAATCTCTTTCGCATTTTATAAAAATGAATTTGACACTTTCAGTTTAAAGCTAATTCAATAAGTGATAAAAAAATAAAGGAGCTAGATTCTAAACTTCCTTTGGTAATCATTTAATGTATCTTGCTCCATTCCAATGTATCTCAATGTTTCTTTCTGATCTGTATGATTTAACATCTTTTGCAAGGCAACTACATCTTTAAATTGTTTGTAATGGTGATAGCCATATGTCTTTCTAAGTGAATGAGTACCGATACGTTCCAACCCAAACTCTTCTGCCGCTTGATTTAATATTACATAAGCCATCGCACGAGTAATTGGTTTATTCTTTCCATTCCTACTCTTAATCAGATATTCATTCTTAGCTTTTCCTTCTGTATAATTCCTAATAGCTCTCTTCAGTTCTGAAGGCATCTTTACATCTTTAATCTTCCTTGTTTTCTTTTCACGTATCACAATATTCCAACCTTCAACATCACGAACACGTAAGCGCAATATATCCGATATCCTAAAGCCCGTATTAATACCAAGAAGAAACAGAATATAATTCCTCTCATTCTGCTTCTTATAGAATTCCTTTATTTCTTGTATTATTTCTTTATCTCGAATCGGCTGTACAATGTTCATACGCTTTTTCCCTCTTTTTGTCTACGTGTCTTTAGAAATACCTCTTTCTTTAGATTGAAAGCTAAACGTAATATCGCGCGTCCCTTTAACTTATAATACTTAGTTTTACCTATTCCTAAATCCATCCAGATATCCGGATCATATCCGATATCATCTTCCATATAAAATTTCACGATTACCTCACGTTCATCGTCTCTTAGGCGATTCACCGCATCATACAACCAACTCATAAATTTATTTCTTTCTTGTTCATACTCAATTCTTTCAATTGCAATATTTTCAGTTGAACTATTAAACTCGTTTGTAGTTGTTGGAGGAACAATAGAATATGATGGTGTCACTTTTGGCAGCATATCACATGGCATTGTTGCTAAGTATGTACGATACTCATTAAATACTTTTTCAATTTCTTGTTTTGTTCTTTTTCCATCCACGATTGGCATTTTAAATGATAATTGTTTATTCATATTAAATTCCTCCATTATTATTATTTTTGTCTTAATGCTCCGCGTCTACGTTCGTAACGCGGGCCATGAATTCCCATTAAATCTTCAATGTCACGAGTACTTAATTTTTCTTTTCTCTTTTTCTTATTTTTCTTCTTTGCTTGTTTTGATTGCTTTTTCCACTCACGTAGCTGATCCTTTAACACCTTCATTTCCCCATCTCCCTTTTCAAAATAAAAAGGACACCTATTCCTAAAACAGCTTTAATGACTGCTTTAATGAATTGGCGTCCTCTAGTTTTCTAGCCGGACTGTATTCTGTTTGCTTTCACTTTAAAATACCAGCTTGTACAAAAATGTTTCTCCAAGCTTTATTGACTTGATAATTCTCCACATCTTTTGCACGACGAGCAATTGCTTTTCTAATTTTTCTTTTCTTCAAAGCTTTCATTCTCCTAACCTCACTTTCTATTAAAAGGATTATTTTGTTAAAAACCCCGAAGATATTTTCTTGTCAGTAAAATTTTTCTGATAATTTCATTTGCTAGGAAAATAAGGATTATTAGTTTCATACATCAAAATACTTATACATATTCATTACAAACAAAATGTTAATTTTGTATGTTCCCTTATAAAATTAAACTTAAGAAAGGGTGATAATATAATGCTTAAGTTTTTTCTAACCTTAACTGCTAAAAACGATCAAACAATAACATGGAAGAAATACTATTATGAAATTGTTAAAGCTATGATCATTTATAAATGAATCGAATATATTTCCATGAGATTCAATCAAATTTTATTGAACAGATTTACAATCCTTACTGAATAAAACTCAATATTCCGTCAATACTGTAAACAACCCATTAAGTTACTTTCTCCTTGTTCCCCCTTGGAGAACCGAGCAGTTAGCTTTTGCTAGCTGCTCTTTTAATTTTTAGGAACTTCAAATTTCGCTTTCAATCGTTCATAAGTTATTTTTTCCTGTTCTTCTCGTTTTCTTTTATATTCCTCTTGTTGTTTTTGTTGTTCTAATCGTCTTTGATTCTCATACTCTTCAATTTCTTCATGAGATATTATTCCTTTTTCATGCAATGTTTTTCTTAACCAATCCTTTTTTAATATATAAGCTCTAGCGTTGCCTTTACTGTAAGCATGAATTTCACTGTGATCATCTTCGCGCCATTGCTCAACTACAAAGATTCCCTTATCCTTTGTGACAATCGTAATAGCTTCAGCAAATTGAGCCATGTGTGTAAAAGCTATTTCTTTTCCGATTAAATCTTCTTCTTTATCAATAAAGTACATTTAACATCTTCCTTTTCTACAAAATGAAATATTTATAACGAAACCTTTTTGCACCCTTTTGGTTTTCCATTCTCATCTAAGCGAATTGTCATTCCACCCACTCCTGCATATCCATATGTTTTATCTCTGTATAAATACTCGCATCCAGTTTCCCTATCAACAAAGATTTCAATGTTATCAACACTTGTTTTCTTAATTTCTTCTGGGTTTTCTGTTTTTTCACAACCGACTACTAATATAAGTAACAATATAACTAGTAATTTCTTCATTCTTTATCCTCCTCAAGTTCCGTAACAGTTATATAATTTCTAGCATTTTTTCGTTCTGCTACTCGCCTTTTATATGCTGGTCTCTTATAAAATTTAACGGTTTCAGGACGTACGCCCATATGTTGAGCGCATTGCAGTATGGTCCCGACACATACGAATGATTCACCTTTATAAACGACGTACTCCTTTACCTTCACTGTTCATTCTCCTTCCTTCCCAAATAGCGTTTTTGTTGAAAATGATGCCCTCATTTTTTTGGACACATTTACCAGTGTTTTTACAAAAAAATTCATGATATGGTTATTTAGTTGAGTACGTCATTACTTGACAATTACCCTTAGGAACCCCGCGGACAAACGGGGTTTCTTTTATTTAAATAACGATTTTTTCTTACTCCTCAACCAGCTAAAACTATGTTAAAATTAATCCATAATTTGTAAGGAGGTATATAAAATGCTCTCACTATATACATGTGTATCTTGTGATCAACCTCTCATACAACACGATGAACATTCGTTTATTCATTACTGTATTAATCCAAATTGCGAAGAAGCAAAACTGCACTTATCTCTGTTGGAAGAGATGAGGTTGTGAACCCTATCTCTTTTTCTATTCAAATACCGATTTTGTCTAAATCCATTCACTACTCTCATACTTTGACATACAATAATAGTGCCTTTCTAAATAATGTGAGTTCGTCACTGTCGTTATAATGAGGTATAAGGAGCGCTCTCGATTAGCGCTCTTTTTATTTAAATAAAGATTTGGTTTAGTTTTTTAATGTCTTTAGATTGTCATAACCATTTCCAATCACTTCAAACTCATTCTGATCTTCAACTAAATGTGGCAACAATAACCTAGCAAATTCCTCAGTCCTAAGGGTTAAAACTGAATATAACCAATCAATAGTTCCTTCAATTACTTCTGTACTTTCAATTTCTTCCCGACTACAATCCGTATATATCACTCTTATCCACCTTACAAAATCACCAAGATAAATATCGTTTCCGTTCTTATCTATTAAACCCGTACACTGCTTTGGTTCTGTACACATAAGCCAACTGTCATTTTCGTTATCTAAGATCCACCAATCATCTTCTTCATCTCTTGATACACATTCACTAAAAATCCACTTTTCTCCATCATGAGCCTTGAACTTAATCTCTTTCATTTTTAACTTCCTCCTTACTCAGTTCCATAATAGTTCGAACCATCCAAGCAAAACTGTTCGCTTCAACTAATACGGATTTCGCTTGTACCAAACTAGCGTCACATATCAGTTGTAACTTTTCTTTTGTTGTCATTTCCTTTTGCTCAATTATTTTTTCCCAGCCCATTTTGTCTCCTCCAATCAAATAATAACTTTATTAAAATAGCGTCATCTGTCCGCTCTTATTCTGCTTTTCCAATTCTTTTATTCTTTTCTCAAGCCTTTGTATTTCTTGGTGTAAGAGATGGATCGTCTTGCTATTGTTATTTCGTAAATTAAGGCACCTTCTATGAACCATGTTGTTGTACTGGTCAAAATCAATCTCATCTTCAAAAATTAATTCATCACATATTGGACATTCCCCTAAAATACAACCGGATGCCATATTCATTCTTCCTTTCTACAAAATAAGAATTTTGTTTAGTTTTCCCTAACCGTATTTACTACAGCTTTGCAAACTGCTATTCCAAATTTCTCTTCGATATATTCTTCTCCATGCAGAGTCACACACCAAGAACCATTTTCATTTTTAATTTCTACTTTATGATCTTGATCGTTTAACCTATCTAAGATAATTCCCGCATAATCAATCGCATCGAAATCCGCTATCGGCATATCATGAAACGCTTTTCCGTCTTTACCCCAATGCGTTCCTACCTTTTCCCACTCAAGCACTTCATAAGCAATTACATCATTTAATTTTTCAACTTCATTCAAATCTTCAAACGAAATCCAACTCTCTTCAAAATGGGCTACAAAGTTTTCGTCAATAACGCTATACGTAATGCATCCAATTCTCCATTCGCAACCATCATGTGCTATTACAGAATCATATTGTTTTAAAGATTCACCATTCTTATCAACTGCATTTATTTCAATTGAACCTTGTTTCCACATTTCTTTAGCTTTTTCAATGTTTGTCATTTTTCATTTCCTCCATTCTTTCTGCCACTCTCTTGGCATATCTAAATTGTTGTTTTATATAAGGATCGTCCCAGCTTCCACCACTTGCAATCCAATCAGTTAAACGACTTTTTATATCTGTAAGTACCTCAAAAGGTAATAAATGAGCAATCTTATTTAGTTCGTCCATATTCTCACTCTTTTCTTTCAAATAACTATTTTGTTCGAATATTAATAAATGTTGTTTTTGTAGTTTTCGACTGCCTTGAGTACTTTTTTTGTCACTTTAATATCTTCATAGAATGTCATTTGCTTATACTGACGAGGGTTTGGATTATCTGGTTCCGAATCCTGACACCCTTCACGATTTAGCAAATGTTGAAATCTTTCTTCCGAGCACCATTTTAATCCACCAAATGATATCCATTCGCTATCAGAAACTGTTACCTGTTCCACATCATCAAGTTTTCCTTCCTGTTTTAACAACCATAAATATTCATCAAACTGCATTTCCCAAGGTTTATATGAATTACCGAACATCTTTACATGTCCTTCATTGAATTGTACTCTCACGATTTTATTTTTTTGTTTTCTAGCCATCTCTCATTCCCCTTTTCGATTAAAATAACGCTTTTGTTTAGTTTTCTTTTAATTCCCTGCCACACATAGGACAGAAATTTATTCTTTCTCCAAATAAAGAAAACTTAACGTTTCTATCTCCAACTTCACTATCCTCTAAATAATTACAACTGTTTATAGAGACGTAATAATCGCCTTTACCGTTTTGCATCAGTGGCTTTCGTTTATACGAATTTCCAGTACAATACTCACATTGTTCCATCCCTTATCCCTCACTTTTGTACAAAATTCAAATTTGGTCTTACTCCACATCAACACGCGCTTGACTTGCTTCTCGGCTAAATCCATCCGGATATCTTTTAGCTAATTTTGCGATATTCATTTCAGCAATATCTTGTAACGTATATCCCAGTTCGTGCGCCATAATCGAAACATAATACATAATGTCACCAAGCTCTAAGGCTAATTTATAAGTATTTCCGTCCTCTTCTCCTGGGCAATGCGATGGTTGAAAACCATGCCCATGATAAATTGCTTTTTTAACAATATCAGCAACTTCACCAGCTTCCCCTGTAAGTCCTAAAGCCGCATTAGAAACACGTCCTCCAAAATCAGTTTTGTTATTCCAAGTGCGTAAAGTTGCTTCTTGATAATCGTTTAATTCGCCGATTGATAAAATGCTTGCAATCTGTAAAACAGTAGCCTCTTTTATAACTTGACCTTCTTTTCTTGCTTCACTAATTAATTTCGTTGCTTCCAATACACCGTTTTCCATAACTTTCATTTTCATCTACTCCTCTTAACTAATATTTTTATTTTTAGACTTAGCTGGTGTTGTAGCTGCTTTTATCGGTTCCCATCCATAACTCAATCTAGATCTGAAAGTACTTACGCTTATGCCATTGGATTCAGCAATCTTAACAAGTTCCTTCCTATCAGTTTGTTTGCGGGTTGGAATACTTGAAGCATCTTTAGGATCCCAACCGTTATTTACCCTACTGTAAAAGGTGCTTGAATTTATTCCATTTTCCGTCGCTAATTTTAACCATTTATTGTATTTTCCTTCGTTCATATGCCAATATGTTCTCGGTGGTGTAGTCAAAGCTTCTTGTAAGTCCCAACCGTATCTGTACATTCTCATGTAAAGAACCCTTCTACTAATACCATTTGCTTCTGCTTGCTGATATTCCTCATCAGTTAACCATCGATTGAAAGCCATCAATTTCCCCTCCTAATCTAGTTCCAGAAATTCTGCTCTAGTACGTTTCGAATTAGTTATCCTAATCTTCTGAATACCTTTCCCATGCTCTTCTATAGCTGCATTCCAAGCTTCAACTTCAGTCTTAGCATCAAAACAATCCATCTTTTGCCGTTCCTCTTTATCGTAAAAATGGACTTCATAGCTTGGTTTCAAAAACTTTTCACTGGTACTTATCGCGTCATAGTTGAAACTACCCATAACATCATCAATAGTTAATTGCTTCATAATCGCATCCCCAGTTATTTTATTTTTTCCGTGATGGTAGTTGATACACGATCAACTTTCCCACCTTGCCAAGTGATTACTTGTTCCCCAAACCCTGTTACTGGAGGATTCAGTGGAGTAACCTCACCATTTTTAACCACATAAATTTTATTATCAGTAACATCGATTTCAACTTTCGTAGGCTTCATACGACTGAAATCCTCCTTTTTCTTGTTAGCTAACTTTTTGTTGCTTTTTACGTCGTAATTCTTGTTTCATTAACTCGAATTTAATTAAGTACGCTTTCCAACGCTTATCATTTTCTTCTTGCTGCTTTATTGCTACTTCACAGTTACAACCATTTCGTTCAATTACACCTGGGTAAATCTCTTTGCAAATAATCCCTGTATCATGACATAATGCGCACATATTTTTTCCTCCTTTTACGCTTCTATAAATCTTTGTAAACGTTGCTTTGCTATCTCTCTTCTATAACTAGTGGCTTCATTTTTTACAGTTAGACTTGTTTCAACCATTCGGTCATACGAACGTTTTCCAACTTGGTTTTTCAGCTCTTTTGGTTCCAAATTACTCGTATATAAAGTAGGAAGTTCTTTTCTGTACCGACCATCAATGATATTGAACAATTTTTCTTCTACCCATTCCGTTGTTTTTTCAGCTCCAATATCATCTAATATAAGTAAGTCGCATTCTAAAAGAGCTCTCATAATTTGTGTTTCATTTTCTTTGTTTTCGCTGTTAAACGTACTTCGAATACGTTGTAATAATTCTGGAACACTTTGAAATACTACGATGTATCCTTTTTTAGAAAGTTCATTTACTATCGCGGCTGCTAAATGTGTTTTACCATTACCAGGTTCTCCCCAAAGTAGTAACGATTCACCTTTCCACTCTTTAAACGTCTTCACGTATTTCACTGCAACTTTATAAGCTGTCTCTGATCCATTTCTATCTAGAAACGATTCAAATGTACTTTTGGAGAACCTTTCTCCTAAGTTGCTGATGCTGAACAACTTTTCTATTTCTCTTTTCTTAGCAAAGTTTTGAGCTTCACGTATTTTTGCTTCTTCACGTTCTACAACACACTCACATGTAGGAAGTATTTTATTTTTAATACGTAACTGTGGAACTTCTACAGTGATTGCTGCGATATATTTATTACAGTGTTCGCATGTATACCCTTCTGTTTCTTCACTACAAGCCGATGTATTCACTATCCGAGTCATCACTCTTGCGATTGATTCCGACACGCTTTTTCACTCCTTTATTAGAATTCATTTGAATAGTTAGTTGATCAAACTTTTCACGTAACTTTTTAGGAGATAAGATATTGCCTTGCCAGAATGGATCAGCTTGGCACCAATCAATAACATCTTTAATCTCTTTTAATTCACGGTTATCCTTTTCACGCATCAACCTAAAATCATTTGCCCAAGAATCGAAGTTGGGTTCTTTTTGTTTAGGGTTATTCCCCTTAATTTTCTCAAACAAATACTTAGCCCCGTTGGTGTCGCAAGTTTCAAACTTGTGACGAGAAGGTTTTTCTTTCTTCTTTTTATATTTTTCTTTATCTATATCTAATTCTTTATCTTCTTCTATATCTGTATCGTCACGTGACGTCACGCAAACGTCACTTTCTTCACCCTTGTTTTCTAATGCTAATTGCTGTTGTTTCTTGCGTTCACGGTACTTTTTGTTTCGTTCTGCATTCAATTGTTTTACACGTTCTAACCCATCGATATTCTGATGTTTCTCCCAATTTGAAATACAAATGTACTGATCCTCTGTTATCTCAATCATTCCAAATTGTTGAAATGTTTGAAGCGCCAACCTTACTGTCGCGATTGGTCTATTGAATAGAGTTGCAAGCATTTCATCTGAATAAGGAATGTTTTTACTAAGAAAAATATACCCACTCGCATTTGTTTTCCCGGCTTGCGCTAATAATCTAATCCATATAATCAATAAGGTATCAGCTTCAGGCATGCTCTCAATTAAGCGTATTTTTTCATCCTCAAACATACTTGTTGAAAGTTTTATCCATTTAACTTCTGCCATTATATTTACCTCCTCGTACAAACTGCCACATATGCTTGTCCACTTTGGATAATGCGTTGTATTTCATAATGCGGATACCCAACCTTAAAATACTTTTCAATCATTCGTTTTAATTCATCTTTGCTTTTTGCTAAATCCCAAAACTTATTAGGTAATAGCACTTGATATTCAGTTAAACGCATGTACTATTCCCCTACTTTCCGTGATATACTTATAACAAGTTGTTTTTTCTAAAGGACCCATGGCCGTGGGTCTTTTTATTTTGTTTTACGTCACTCCAAGCCTATCTTTTTATCGGTTCGTAAGTAATGTAAAGTAGCAATATACTAAATGCGATAAACATTGCGAATATCACTAACGATGTTGTGTCTTCCACTAAATCACCTCCTTATTGTTCAGATATCCATTGCAACAAGAATTCTTTTACTTGTTGAGCTGGGAAATACCATTTACCACCTACTTTGTGTTTTGGGAATCTAGGGTCAAAAAAGAATGTTTTCTGTATGGTATTCCATCCCATACAAGTTCTTCTTTTTAACTCGTTAGCGTCCCAATACACTAACTCCGCATCGATTTCTTTAACTACTTCTTCAACTTTTGCAAGATAAAGATTTCTGACTTCTTTTTCATCGACTTGAACACTAATCATTTTCACGTCTCCTTTTCTATAAAATTTTAATTTTATTGGTTAAGAAATATAGTCATCTAATGCACTAGGTCTTTCTGGTGGATACCATCCTGCGATAAATCGCATAGCATTTTGATAATATTTTCTTGGTATTTTATCGTATTTAGCGACACCGAAATGTCTTTTTAATGCGCCGTAGATTCCCTGATACGATGCATTGTCATAACCTTCTTTTTTAAGTTCAAAAACACGTTGTTTTACTTTTCGTTGTACAGCTCCTTTGTGTTGCTCAGTAAGCCATAATTCGTTATCTACCAGAAGTTTCATTTTGTTCATTTCTTCATCCGTATGATCTTGTCGTGATTTTATTTGTTTGAGTTCAGTCATACTATAGATAATTGCATCTTCAACACTTTTCGGTTGTTGCTGTAACTTTTGAATATGTTCTTTCATTCGTTTAAACTCTTGTAAGAACTTAATTTTCATTTTCATTGCCTCTGGTGTTATGTAGCTCATTGCAACAATTGCAAATGCATCTTCTGTAAGATTGAATTTTGGATACCATTGTTTATTTTGGTGATGCTGATATTGGGTACGCTCAAAGTTGAGCTGCCCCCATTCCATTTCATTTGCTTCAATCAATTTTTCTATCTGGACCTCAACATCTCGGATTACATTTTTATGTTCTTTTCCAAACATTTGAGCCATTGTTAGACTGTCTGTTACCACTTGGCTTCCTTCAATAAAAACAAACTCACTTATTGGCTGCTGTAAAAGATGTAATTGATTCATTTTCTTCCCCTCTCTCGGTTCACGTTTCGTGAACTTTTGGTTAAAAAATAATAGTTAACTTTTCGTTAACCTTCTACTAGTTCACCTACCGAAACTCCATATAATTTAGATAGTAAACCTAGTCTATATAAGCTCGGTTGCCTCTTACCTGACTCAAGTTGTGAATAAGAAGACTTTGTTGAATATCCAAGATAATCACCTACATAAGCCTGACTATAACCACGATTCTTTCGTAACGCTTTGGCTTTTTCTATATTTAATTTCATGTTTATCACCTTTGTTCGTTTCGTTAATTTGATAATACCACAACGTTCACTATTTGTGAACCTGTAAATTTAATTTTCTTTAAAAAACTTAAAAAGGTTGTCTTTGAGTGAACTTTTCTGTTACATTTTAAATATATATTGAGTATATATTTAATGTACAAACGCAAAAGATAATGGTATATGTGAACGTTATAAAGGGGAGGAAACAAATGAACCACAAATTAATTAGTAAGAGGGTAAAAGAAATTAGGACTGAAATATTAAAAATGAGTCAGTCTGAATTCATTAATGCACTCGGACTAAAAAGTAAATCTGCGGTTTCAATGTGGGAGAACGAAGAAATAGATAAATGCCCATCAAGAAAAACTTCTTTAGATATAGCAAAACTTGCAAATATATCTGTAGCTTATGTATTAGGTGAATCAGATGAAAAGAATCCTGTAACAACTGCTCAGGACGAATTCGAAGAACTAATAGCTCAATTTAGAGAAAAAGATCCAGAAAAGCAAAAAGAAATTATGAAATTATTTAAAGACTTAATGAAAATAACGGGCGATTGATAGCATCAGAAGCTACCGATCGCCTGTTTCATTTTTGATATAATTTCTAGTGATTTTTCATCACCTTCATGTGCTGTTTTCATAACATCTAATAATTGCAATTCGAATTCCAATACCTCTGCTGCTGTTACGTTTTCTAAACTCTCCTTTTTCATACCTAAAACCCCCGTTTTTATCTATATAGATTGTGAATTGTTCACAAGCGTAAAACTTTTACTTGTTCCCCTAAAAAGTTTTATAGCCTATAATGCACGAAAGACGCTACCGAAGTAGCGTCTTTTTAAAATCCCCTTATTTTAAGCTTAAAGCCCACCGGGATCTGTCATCATATATTGAATTGTAGGTGTAACATTTGAATTGGCACTAACTTTTGTGTCTGTCTTATATACTAATGTACATAAGGCAAAGGTACAGATTACTGTTACAATAATTTTTTTCATTTAACTCACCTGCTCTTTCGTTAAGGCTTCACGAATAGCCTGCATGTAATATATATTACCATTTTTGGCAAGCTCTAGCAATGCATTATTAAGATATTCTATTCTTTTTTCTGGTCTAGCGTAAGCATAGTAATACCATTGAAACCCAGTCAATTTTCCGTTCTCTTCTAACAACTCATTTAATAACTTAATAGCAAGGTTTCGATCGCCATATTTCGCTTCAAAAAAAGCAATTTCAGCCTTATCTATTGCTGTAAAATCAATTTTATCAAGATTAAAGTTATGTTCTATATAAAGAAAAGCTAATGTTGTATGAAATGATTTGTATTTTCGAGTTTTCTGTGCAGAAGATACTTCTTTTAATAAACTAATAGATTCTAGGATGTACTTTTCAGCTTTTAAAATTTCTCCCGAAAATATATAAGACTCTCCGATACAACATAATGCTGTAGCTTTTGTAATCAAGGCGTTAAAACTTGATTCTACGACTTTATTGGCTATTCTACGGCTTTCGCTAACATTGTTATTTAGAAGCTGTATATAGGCTTGACGCTCATAAAAATGTAATTCTACACATTGTTTTATAAACTTATTTTCCACTTTGGGTAGTGCATTTCTAGCATTATCAGCATGCGGAAGCATCGCACTATAATTCCCGTGGTCATACATGCATACTGTTAATAACAATTCAATAAGTATTTGGCGATCTACATCTTCTATTTGCGTCAGTTTATTGACCAAATAGCTTAATTCTTGTCCACGCATTTCATTACGGTTCCTCTTATTGAAAAGTTCAAATACATCAATATACCTTTGTAAATTTTCGTTTTCTTTATATTTTCTAATTAAATACTGAATAGTGTCATATTCCCCAGCTGCTTGACAATAAAAAAGAGATTTTTTCACATTTAAATCACTTGTGCATTTCATTGCGAATTTTTTTATTTTCAATCTAATTTCTCTTTGATTATCATAGACTTCATTCAACAGTTTCAAAAAGTTCTCAAATTTCATTTCGAATTTTCCATTTAGTCCATTACATAGTGTTGTATTACTAACACCTATTTTTATGGCTAAATCATTTCTAACCATATTGTTGGAATCAATAAAACCTCTTACCTCGTTCATTAACTTTCTCATTTTTGCTCCTCCTATTGGAACAAAGACTTCGCTCGTTTTCTCAACTTTTTTAAAGGGAAAATAATACCACAGTAATGATTTAGTAATATCGGCATGTTATAATGTAAGTGTTACTCGTGTAGTGACCGAAAAGAGACTTATGGCAGATGTTCCCCTTGTGAGTCGGGCGAACGGTGTAAGAGTGGGCCAAATCACTCTTACACACGCTGTGAGTCTTTTTTTCGTTCCGTTTATTTTGTATTCATAATACCACAAATTTCTCAATTTTCTGCCGTATAGTTGTCTGAAAACTATTGAGAAAGTGGAGAAACATCTGTATACCAGCGTTTCTAGGATTTTCAAAAACGAAATATGCAATTTTGCATTTAGACGTTTGAAGTATCCATATGCATATTTTACCACCAAACAAACATTTGTTCTATATGTATTTGTTATGAACGTTAAAATACCAAAATAAAATTTAAAAGTCAGAATATCGACCAATTATGGTATAGTAATAAGGCGATTATTATACTCAAACTATGAAAACTACAGTCGGACAAAACATTAAACGGTTACGAAAGTCTTTCGATTTAACGCAAGAACAATTATCTGAAAGAACAGGTTTATCGCGCGGACAAATCAAAAATTGGGAAACTGATCGTCATGAACCTGACCTTGAAAGTTTAAAAGTACTTGCGTCTTATTTTAACACCTCCACTGACGCACTTCTTAATTTTGAGAACAAAAAAGAAGATGCGTTATTAGAATTACTATTTAATGATATCCAAAGAGCCTATGAGGAACTTGATGGACGTCAGCAAGGCCGTTTTGCAAAACAAGTTTCATTGTACGTGAGAATGTTGCAAAACAACAAAGAAATACTATGATTTGATTTCATAATAAAAGAAATCATTTCCAATTTCAAATTGTAAAATTTTCTTTCTTTTACAATTTAAAGAAGAGAGGGCATAAGGCTCTCTCTTTTTTATTTTTACATTAATTAGGTTGTCGTGATATTATTCTAATTAAGTTCGACAGTAACATATCCCACATCAAGTATTATGACACGATATAAAGGAGGATTTTTGATGGCGACTTTCAGAAAGCGGGGCAAAAAATGGGAATATCGAATCCGATACGTCGATAAAACCACTGGTAAAAAACGAGAAATAAGTAAAGGTGGATTTGATTCAAAAAAAGAAGCTACCTTTCATGCTAATGAACGAGAGCGTCAATTATTTCACGGAATGGCTGCTGACAGCAAGAAAACTCTATTAAGTGAATATCTAATTGAGTGGCTGGAGACTTATAAAAAAGGTAAAGTGGGGCAAAGCACTTATATTCTCCATAAAAACAATATTAACAATCACATCATCCCGTATTTTCAAAATATCAAATTAGCTGATATGAATAAAATCGAATACCAAAAATTTATCAATCATCTTATAAACAAAGGTTACTCCAAACGAACAGTAGAAATTATTCATTCTACAATGTCTAATTCAATAAAACGCGCTATAGATTTAGAAATGGTCTACAAAGATTTCACAAACAGAATTCTAATTGCTGCGGATCACTTCAACCAGCATTCGAAAAAAGAGAATTACTTAACAAAAGAACAAGTATCAAAATTATTGAATACGGCTCACAAAGACAAAATGATATATTATGTATTAATTTATACCTTAGTAGAGACTGGTATGCGTAAAGGCGAAGCGACAGCATTAGAGTGGGACACAAATATTGATTTAGATAACAAAATGATTCACATCGATAGAACTATAAATTATCACGCATATACTCCTATCGGACAGAAGAATAGTAAAGACCTAATAGGTAAAACAAAAACTTATGATTCTGTGCGTTCAATTACTATTTCAGATAGACTTGTCTCTGTACTAAAAACATTTAAAACTTATCAAAATGAGTGCAAGTTAAAACTTGGTGCTAGGTATGATAAGACTTTTGATTTTGTATTTACAACTACAGGTAAACCAATACCAAAATCAACATTGAAAAATGTTTTAGATCGCATTCTAAAAAATGCAGAATTACCTCAAATCGGAGTTCATGGATTAAGACATACTCATGCTGTTCTTCTTTTAGAAGCTGGAGTAGAAATGAAATATATCCAAGAAAGATTGGGTCATAAAAGTATCGAAATTACTTCTAATATTTATTCTCATGTCACACCTAAAATAATAGAAAATGAACAAAGTAAATATGAAGCTTATGTGGGGCAAGAATTTATTTTTTAG